ACCGCGCGCCGAAAGACAAGCCGCCCGACATCACGTCTCCGCCCTTGGAGACATAGGAGCCGGAGCCAGAGCCGGACACGAAATTGGCCTGCACCCACCCCATCGTCGCCGCCTGCAGCGCCGCGGTCGGATCGCCGCTGAGCAGCAAGGACGTGGCGATCGTGACCGCGCCGGAAGCGCGGTTGATGGCGAGCGGCGACGGGTAGATCGGCGTGCCGTTGTTGTCGAAACGATTGATCAGGAAGTCGGTGCCGTTCGCCGTGCCGCTTTCGGTCTGCGTGCCGCCGAACTCGACCGACCAGCGCGGCAGGCCGAAACGGGACGACTGGAAATAACCGGCTGCGATGCCAGCGACCTGGGCGTTCCACGTCACCGCGGGCCATGCCGGTCCCGGCGCTTCCAGATGCAGCGCGGCGTTACTCGCGCTCGTGATCGTTATCCCCCCGGAAAGAGGCCCGCCGGTTAATGGTAAATATGGCCCACCCGCGACCGCCGTGGCCACGTCAGCGGTTCGGATTTTCCACGTCTTCCCGGCATGGACAACCGGGAGATAATCCGACGTTGGCGTGAAGTCGGCGGTCAGTGGATCGAGCGCGGATATCTTCATGCCGCGATCCTCGAAGGCGCCGACTGGTTCTGCCGCAACTGCGACGTGACCGCGTCTACCGCCGCTTTCAGATCCGCGAGGGACTGCACCAGCGTGGCCGTCTGGGTCCGTGTCTCGACCTGAAGGACCGATGCCGTGAGCGTGTCGGGGGATACCGAGGCGACGGAGTTGAGGGCGTCCAGCACGCGCTGGAAGTCCGACACATAGGCGGCGCCGCTGCCATAGACGACGCGCGAGGCGTTGATGAACGTGTCGGCGTATTGCTGGAGTTGCTGAATCGAATTGATGTCGCCCGCCGCGGCGGCGCCGGAAACCGCGTTGAACTGGCTGCGCGCGAGCGCGAGTTGGTCCTGCGCGTTGAGCGGCGAGGCCGCCGAGGTTTGCAGTCCGAAGGCATACTGGCTGAGCGAGGCGATCGCCTGCGCCGCCGTTCCCGCCGCCTGCAACCGCGCGTCTTCAGCCGCTTTCGCATCCGCCGCGCGTTTGTCCGCCGCCGCCTGGTCCTGCGCGAGGATGGCATCGTCGAACTGCTTCGCGACGAGCAGGCGTTCCTGGTAAAGCGCGGCATCTTCCAGCGCCATCAGGTTGGCGAAGTCTTTGTTGCTCTCGTAACTGTCGCCGAATATCCCCTTCAACTGATTGACCAGGGCGAGCCTCTGCGCCGTCGCCTGCTGGTCGAATTCAGTCAGCGCCTGCACTCTCAGGACGGCCGGAGAGGCGCCGGAGAGTTTGTTGGCCGCGTCGACCGCTCGATTGACCAGACCGGTCGCGATGTTCGCGTATTGCGCCGCCGCGGCATCCTTAAGCGTCTTGATCGCCAGATCGCGAGCCGCCGTCAGTTCAGTCTCTTTGTAGCCGAGGTCTCTCGCGGTCACGAGCGCCGACGCGAACTGATCGTTGAGACCTTTGATGCCCGCTTGCAGCGATCCGATGTTGGTGTTCATGGAGAGCAGGGTTGGCACGGTCTGAGTCACGAACGTCGCGATGTTGGTCAGGGTCGCGGCATAATCGGCGGCGGTGAGGCCGAGCGCGCCGAAGCGCGCCGCCCACCGGTCGACCTCTTTCGCCGCGTCGGTGTCTTTGACGACCGCCGTGAAGTCCTTGAGCGCCTGCTCCATAGCCAGTATTCGGTTGACCGCGTCCTGTAGCTCCTGACTGGTGGCGAAGCTGCGGTTGGCGATGTTGTCGGCGAGCGTCTGGTCGGTCGAAGTGAAACGCAGTCGCGGGAACGCCGCCTCGAGATTGGCGGCTTTGCTGTCTCCGGTGCCGACACCGAGTTGCGTTATGCCGCCGAGCGAGGTCACGGCGATGTTCGTCGCGGCGGTGAAGGCGTTCAGCGCGGTCACCGCGTCGTTCGTCGCGTCCCTGTTCGATGCGGTGCCCTGATTAACGGACTTGCCGATGCTGAGCCGCCCCTGATCGTCAGCAAAGATTTGCGTGGCGGAATAAGTACTCGGCGCGTGTGGTCCGATGAAGCCGCCACCGACACCGCCAGCGGTGCCGCCGAGCAAACCGCCGATAAGAGCACCGATGGGGTTGAAACCGGAGAGCACGAAGCCCGCGCCCGCGCCGAGCAGCGCACCGGTTCCCGCCCCGATCATCGGCGCCGGACCGACCTTGTCCAGGCTGCTCTGGATAAGTCCGCCGCCGAGCGAGCCAATTGCGAAGCCGCCCGCGATACCGCCTCCGAAGCCGCCCAGGAGACTGCCCAGCGTTGTCGCTGGGGCGAAGCCACCAGCCGCGGCACCCCCCGTGACCGCCGCGTCCGAGGCGAAGCCGCCCGCCAGGCCCGCGCCGGTTCCGCCATACAACGGCGTGTTGAGGAAGGCGGTGATCCCGGCGAGAGGTCCGTTGGCCCCTCCCACGCCCGCGAGCAGGCTGGTGCCGGGTCCGCCGAACAGCGCGTTGATCTGCCCGCCGAGACCCTGATAGCCGAACGCCTGGAGGATTGATGAGCCGCCAGAGACAACGCTACTGCCCGAACTGGCCAGGCTCATCAGATCGGCCCCGGCGGATTTTTGTTCACCAGATCCACCGCCCGACGCACCACCGAGCGCGCCGATGACCTGGTCGAGGGTGGTCCGGTTGGCGCCACCGACCGTCGCGTTGAGGATCGGATTGAGCACGGCAAGTTTGAGGACTTCCTGTAGCACGCTGGTCATGACGGCCCGGGCCACATTGCCGAAATTGACCGCGGCGCCCTGGCCGCCGACGAAGGCCTGGGTGATGGCGTTGCCGACCTGGTCGAAGACCTGGGTGCCGAGATTGCCGAGTTCCTGAATGGCTTGCTGGTTGATCTGAACCTGGGTGGTCATGTCGGCGACGGCGCGGGCGGCGTTCAGCGCTTTCTGCTGCTCGTCGGTCGCCTGATCGCCGATCTTGAGGCCGAGTTCCTGACGTTTCTGCAACACCGCGATCTCGCGGTTGCGCTGCTCCGTGGTCGCCGTGATCAGGCTGTTCTCCAGCCTTAGCATGTCCAGTTGCTCGTTGGACTTTTCTATCGACGTCGCCGCCTGATTGTCGCGTTTCGCCAGCGTCTGCGCGTTCAGCGCCTCGGTCTCCGCCGCGATCTGACGGGCACGCTCAGCGGTATTCGGCAGCGAGGTCTTGCGCGCGTCCTCGATGGCCTTTTCCTGGTTCGCGGCGAACTCGGCGGCCTGGCCACCCTTTTCCAGAATCGGCGTGAGCCGCAGATACGCCTTGGTTTGCAGATCGATGGCCGTGATGCTGTCATTGAACTGGATCGTCAGTTTCGCCAGTTCAGCGCCTTGGACCCGGAACAACGCCGCCTCGTTGATTCCCGTCCCGGCCGCCTCTCCCAGTTCGCGCATGCGCTCCATGGCCGCGTTGAGGTCACGTTCCGCGCCGACCTCGCCGACCAGCGCCTTGTTGGCGTTCACGGCAGCTTTCGCCGCGGCATCCTGGGTCGACATGATCTCGGTTCGTTGCCCACGCAGGCTCGTCAGAAGCTCCTTCTGTTGATCCATCTGTTTCGTGAGGATATCCATCGCGGCTTCCGCGCCTTGCGGATCTTCAATCTGCGCCGCCTTCTCGTTGTATTTCTTCTGCAACAGATCAATCGACGCCAGTAATGCTTCCTGCTTGCGCTGGTTCTCCTCGAGTTGGCGCGAGACGACGGAACTGGTGTCGTAGGCGGTCTGTCCGGCACCCAGGATGCGACGGCTGGCATCGATGGCGGGTTGCGTCCCGGTCATGTCGGTGCCGAAATGCATCGGATCGCGATTACTGAACGATCCACCCCAGGTAAGGCCATACTTCGCCGCCAACGCCATCGCGAGTTCAGGCGGAATGTTTCCCGTCGTGCCAACCGCGTTGCGCGAGGCGTTGATGTCGATCGCCGTGCCGCCCGCGTGCATGCTTGGCTGGCCGGTGCCCGCAACGGTGGCGCCTGGACGGTAGCTGGAGACGTCGTTGAGGTTGATCAGATAGCCACTGGCTTCCAGTTCGTTGACCAATCCCTGGAAGGCCGGAGCGAGATCAGCGCGCACGGTGAACTGCGCGCCCCCGGGCGCGCTGATGGTGACCATGTTGTTGGCGTCGGGGGTGGTGCGCCCTCCGGTGCCGCCGAGGCCAGCACCCGCGTAGCTCGTTATCAACCCGCCCGGTAGCATCGGCGAGATGCCACGCAGCAGGAACTCGCCGAGCGTGGGTCCGCCCTTTTTCGCGACCTCTTCATTCCATTCACGGAGCTTGTTGATCGCGGCGGCGATGGCGCGCTCGACCGCCGCCAGTGCTGTTATGATGGGTTGGCCCATCTGTTCGAAGAGCGATTTGGTGGCCTGCGCCGCACCGGTCAGCGCGTTCATCAGATCCCTGTGTGCCTTGCCGAGGTTCGTCACCGGATCAATCGCGCCCTGCGTCGCGTCACGCTCCTTCTGGAGCAACAGGGTGAATGCCTCGGCGTATTTGCCGCTGGCTTCCATGCTCTTGAGTTGGTCCACCAGGGCTTCATCGATGCCCTTCACCCGGCCGATGAGGTCCGCCGCTCCTTTCGAGGGTAGCTCCATGGAGTCGGTGAAACGCTTCGTGGCCTGCGGGATGGTCTCGCCCAGGATGTTCGCCAGGCCGAGAATGTCCTTGCCGAACGCGATCATGTCGTCCCGGCTACCGTGGAAATCCATGACCTTGCCGAGCGCCCCGGTGATCTCGCGCGCCGCGTCGGTCGAGAGTGTCGTGGTTTTCGCCAGGATTTTCGCCGCGTCGTCGGCGTTGATCGCCATGGCACCGAAGTCGTCGCGCAGCCCGCGCATCGACAACTGCAATCTTCCCAGTCGGAGATTGGCGCTTTCGGCTGACACGGCGAGCGCGGTGATCGCCGCCGTCGCCGTGACGACGACGTAAATCCAGGGCGGCACCGCCGCCGCCATCGAGGCCACGCTCGCTGCCATTTGTTTGACGCTGATCCCCGACGCCCACATCACGTCGGCGATCTGATGCCCTTGCTGGATCAACGTGATCAGGATCGGTTGCCCGGTCGCGATGCCGGAGAACATCTGCGACATCTGCACGGTCAGTTGCTGGTTGGCGAACTTCATCTGACCGGCGGATGCGACGCCCTTAACCTGCGTCTCCTCCAGATCATCGTGACCTTTCTTCACCTTGCTCAGAGAGTTGACCTGAGATTCAAACCTGACCCGCGCGTCTTCCTGAAGATTCTTATACGCATCCTCGTGCAGATTGAGCGTCTTTTGCGCTACCGCAAGTTTATCCAGTTCCGCTTCGTATTCCTTCGACAGCTTATATACCGGATCGATGCTGGAGCGTAATACCTGGTATTGCTTCGCCGTGTCCTCGGCGGTCGGTCCCGCCGTCCGCTTGTTGATCGCCGCGAGATTATCATCCCGCGCCTTGGTTTCCTGCTCTATCGCCTGCTTTGCCAAAGTCGAGGAAATGACCTGGTCTTTTGCCCCCTGATTGATGGCGTTGACGGCGGTTTCGTATTGTTTCTGTACGCGATACAACTCGTCGTATTTCAGGCGCAGCGCGTCATTCGCGACGACGAGTGGCTTGACCGCCTCGGCGGCGCGCTCGCTCGCCGTCTTCAGGAATGTCAGCGCGTCGGTGGCGCTCAGCGTCCCCGCGCGAGCCTGCTCCATCGCACCTTGCAACTCTTTCGTGCGCGCCGTCAGGAGCGCCGTCCCGGTCGCCAGTTGCTCCACGGTGATCTTCCCGTCGAGGCGCCGTTTGTCGAGGCCAAGTTGCGCCACCGCGACCTTCTCGGTCTCCTTGCCGAGCGCGTTCGTGGCGAAGATCAGCGGATCGATACGCCCAAGATAGGCATTCGACGCTTCCACCGCCCTGCGGTACCCCGCCGAGGTCTGCGCCAGTATGTCCGACGCGGCCTTGGCCGACTTGCCCGACGCATCCAACGCCGCGTTGTTCCGCTGTATCTGCTCCGAGGTGTTCTTCGCCGTGCGCTCCAGGGCACGCAGCATGAGGTCATAGTCGGCTGTGCCTTTGACGGCACCCCTGGTATCGACGATTATTTCAGTGACGATTTGTTCAGTGCCGGACACGACTATTCGCCGTCCTTCTTCGCGTCCGCCATCGCCTTGAGGTAGGCGTCATCGAGGCGCTCGAGCATGCCGACCTCCCATGGCGCGAGCGCCGTTCCCGTCAACCGATTGAAGCTGTCGATGTCGGGCCATTCGAGCGGCATCACGCCGAAGCCGTTGCCGCCCTTGCGCCGCCGGATGCGGTTGTAGGCGACCCAGAGGTAGAGCAGCGCCAACGGAAAATCCGGCTGCTCCAGTTCGGCCTCGTATTCCCGCCGCTTTGCCGACCGTCGCGTCCGCTTCACCAGGCCTTCAAGTGTTTCGCGAAGAGGAACACCCTTTTTGTCGGGTTGGCTTAAGACAAACTCTCGCTCTGCGTAGTCGGCGAGATCATCGCAGAGCGCGCGGTAAAAGACTCATCGCTCGTGAAATACTCAAGGAGTTGAATGTAGACCTTGCCGTAGGACGGGTTCATCAACAGCGCGACGACGTTCTCCTGGGAGAACGGATACTCTTCACCGTTGATCCGCGCCGGGGTCCAGCCCAGAACGCGCATCGCGAAGGATTTCGCGTTCTCCTCGCGCATCTCGTCGGGCGTGCGTTCCGGCTCGATCCATTTTCGGCGGTTGGCGACCGCCTGCTCGCGCGCGCGCTGCAGACGTAACGCATCGCGCGCGGCGATGTTGGACGCTTCTATCGATTTTGCGTGACCGGGGCCGGCAAGCGTCCAGACCCACGTCGTCGGCGACCCGGTCACCGGATGGTTGATCGCGACCTCGGCGGTGTCGGTGGACTTAAGCTCGCCGATATCGAAGGCCTCGCCGTTCATGTGGTGGCTCATGCGGCGGAACTCTGGAATTTCACCATGGTCGCGTCGTAACCGGTGCCGCGATTGTCGAGACCGACCAGCGCCATGGGGACCGAGACGGTCTGCGTGCGCGGCCCTCCGGCGGCGGCGTAGGCGGATTTGGTGACGCCACCGAGGGAAAGATTGCCAACGAAGATCGAGAAAAAATCCTTCGGCTCGACGTCATTCTCCACCGCCATCACCTGGATCGAGTATTGCGTCTCGGCGGCGAAGTCATCGATGAACTGCAGGTCTTTCCGCAGCGCCGTGAAATTGATTGTGACTCCCATTTGGCCCGTAAAAACATCAGGCCCATACTTGATGTTTCCAGAACCGAACACGTCGGGAGACATCGGAGAGATGTCCAGTCCGATATCCAGGCTGGTGAGGTCGATGACATCGTTGGCGCCGATGCGGACCGTGGCGTCCACCACCGCGAGCGGCAGCGACGTGGTCGCCGTGGGCGTGGTCAACAACGGCGACGTGGCCCCGGTCGCCAGCGAGTTGTAATGCCCGGTGCCGATGCCACCGGGATCGAATAGGATGATGCCGTTCGGCGCCATCGAGAACCGCGTCGTGCCGAACACGAAGTCGGTCATGACCTGGCTCTGGTCGATATCGATTTCGAATTCGTCCACGGTGAAATACCGCTTCAGCAGCGTTCCGGTCTGGATGAGCTTCTTGGGTCGCGTGATGGTGAACGCGGTATCCGCCGTGGCATTGAGCGTCAACGACTCCGCCACCGTGATTACCGTCGCGGTCAGCGCCGTGATGCGTAGGTTGCGACTGTTGTTCGCGGGCGTGCTGTGATTGGTCAGAATGATCACATCGCCCACCCGCAGACCCGCGGTGATCCACGAACCGGCGGCGGAGACGATGGTGGACGCTGTCGTGGTTATCGAGGTCAGGCCGCCGGTTATCTCAGTGATTACCAGAGGGGCGACGTCCCAGGTGTCGCGCATCACCGCCTGGGCGATCGGCTCCCAGGTGCCGATCGAGGCCTCGGCGTTCCACGTCGCGGCGGTCTTCTGAATGCCGTGACGGCCACGCATCCGCATACCGTCGTAACGAACCTCGGCGCTCTCGGTCGCGGCCTTCGTGAGTTGCCCGCCTGTGCCGCCAGACACACGCAGAACTGACCCGCCCGTGCCCGATGCCTGCACGCCCAGGCCGGTCTGAAGTTTATACGCAACGACAGCATTCGATTGAGTCTGATAAACAGGCATAACGAACTCCTTCCGTCAGGCGGCCTTGCCCAAGGGCGAGGGGCGGTTCAGCGGGTGTAGTAAAAGTCGAAGGGAACGCTTGAGAGCAGAACGAAGAAGTTGCCGGACTCCACGGCGGCGACATTCGCGTATGTCGAGAAGTCCAGCGTTCTGACCATCTGTCCGTCAGGCGTCTGGCCGAATTCGGCGCGCTCCATGAAGGCGGCGAGCGCATCGGCGGTCGTCAGCGCCGTGTCCATCCCCGTGTTCCACGGTTGGAAAATGTAAAATCTGATCAGGCCGGGATGTATCCATAGCCGATTACCGGGAGACGAAAACGCGCGAATGTAATTCGTGCCGCCAATGATCTCGATTTCGACGAAGGCGCTACCGGTTTCCACCGGATCTTGTATCTCCGCTGGCCAGTCTTCGTTCGGCCAGCGCATCGGCAACGACGAGTAGTGGGCCTCGATCCAGCCCCGGATCGCGTCGATGGCTGGCTTCATCATTTGTCAGAAGCCCGTCCTCGCTTCGATCTCCAGCGCCGGATAGCGGTTCTCGCTTTTGTTGGCGGGGTGCGGGCCGCCCTGAAACTGATATCGCCCGCGGGTGCCCCTGACGGCGTTACGCGGGATGTTGGAGAACTGCAGGACGCCGCCGATGATGCCGTGATAGGTAAAGCGGATCAGCGCGATCTTGCCGAACATGCGCTGCAGATCACGCGCGGTAATTTCGTAAACCCCGTTCGGGGCCTGCACCGACAGGCCGGGACGACGATCGGTCAGCCGGTTGCTGAACCGCTTGTTCGCCCCACCCTCGATCTTGCGCGCGTAGGGCCGCATGTTGATTATGATGACCTTGTCGTTCGGTCCGATGTTGATCGGATTGCCATCTTCGCGCGCCACGTCGCGGCGCACGCCGTTGACATAAATCCAGTGGTCGTCGCGATAATGCCCCTCGATGTCAGGCCCAAAGGGTGACCGCTCGACGAGCATTTTCCACGCCGTGTCCACCACACCGCTCTGCAAGTGAAACTGCGTCAGCGTGAACTCTTTCGCCGCGCTCAGTGGCTTGCCCTGTTGCCCATCGACGAACAAATTGACTGCCGCTTCGTGACCGAAGACACGGCGGATTTTCGCCTGGTTTTCCAGCGTCTTGCGGCGCGTGATATCGACCAGTTGGCGTTGATTGAAGGCCTGGACGCGCTTCACCATATCGGTGACCCGCTGCGGCTGGGCCTGGCCGAGGGAGAACGACATCAATCAGGCCTGACCCAGTACGTAGAGCAGGTGCATCGCTGGGGTTCCTCCTGGCGCCGCCGTCTGCACGCCCTGGATCGTGTAGGTGAGGCCGCCGACGATGATCTGATCGCCGCGCCTGACTGGCGCTGGCCAGTTCGAGGCCGCGATTTCGTTGTTGCCGATGCGGATCGTGGCGTAGGCCTGCACCACGCCACCGGTCGGCGCGGTTGGGGTTTCGAAGGACGGCACGCATTTGACGGTGAGTTCCGCGCGCGTGCCGGCGCGACCGGGCAGACGGACCAGCGTGGCGACCTCACCGACCCTGGCGATGAAAGCCGCGACCCGGTCGGCGACGTAGGTCATATGTTCAGGTCGCGGAACTGGGTGAGGATCTCGGCGATCTCGGGCGGCATGCCAGTCGTCGCCCCGATCGGTCCCGGTGGGGCGGGGTTCCACCATTCTTCCTGTAAGACGCCTGGAATGAACTGCGACCGCTGCATACGGTCCCTGGAGATACCGTCGTTGCGGATCTTGAGGAGCATCAGACAGGCCTGCTCCAGCGCGTAGGGCGTCTGATCCGGCACGTTGTAACCGCCCGTGTAGGTCACGAGCACCGTGGGCTCATACCAGTCCCAGCGATGGCCCTCCTGGGTGCGCCACAGGATGCCTTTGGCGGCATCAAGTTCGTACTGGTCCGGCGTCAGTGGCGTGCCGTCGTGCAACGCTATCGTTCCGATCTCGACGACCGGGTAGCGGCTCAGCCGGAACGGCTCCGTGGCAAGCGTTTCGCGAACGATCCATCGCTCCGCCTGACGCCACTTCTCCGAGACCGTCTCCTGGGCGAAAACCCGGTTGCAATAGCGCGCGATATAGTCGCTGGTCGCCGAGATCCAACGCGACATGCGTGAGTCATTCGCGTTGTCGGTGATGCCGAGTTCCTCATACGCAACCTCCAGTGTGGTCAGGTCATACGTCTGTGCCGGCGTAATGACCGTGAGGAGGCTGTCCATCAGCATGATGAAGCCTCCCGGCGGCGGAATGCGAACGAGCCAATGCCGTCGCGGCCGAGCCGCGTCTCGTCTTCGTTCACTTCAAGACATTGCCAGCCGAGGCCAGCCATCACATGGATCAGGCCGTCGACTGTGAAATACCAGCAATGCTCATCAACACGATAATGTCGCGACCTCAGGACATGCTCTGGCCCTATGAATATCGGCAGCGACACGAACACAAACTCACGCACTCGATCGAGCAACGCCGGGAAATCGGCGATATGTTCGAGCACGTCCCACATCGACACCGCCGGACAGGATCGCACGTAAGGATTCCACCAGAGGTCACGGCGATTGAGCCATTCGACGCCCCGAATATTGATGTCGTAGCCGGACGTATTCTCCCTGGCGTCGATGAAGCTGCCACAGCCGATACCGATGTCGACGAGGTGACCGTCATAGTGCCGATTCACCAGAGCCATGCGCGCGATGGTCAGCCGCTGGCCCAACTCCGTCTGCCCATACTCGACATATTTGTTAAAATACGCCTCGTCGTAGACATTCACGGCCGACGACACCGGGAAGTAGCCGCAACCAGCTTCCGGAAACCACATCAGTCTCTGCGCCGCGATCATGCCTAGGAGCGGCGGGGCATCTTGAGTTCCGATTCCGCCCAACGGGCCCACTGGCTCGTCAGGTCGGGTATTCGCTTGTCGCAACAATGTCGCATATCGACGCATGGACAGAGCACCTCCGGCGTTGCGAAGCCAATTCTCGATCCGTCCATGCGCGTGTCGATGATCTTGTCAGGCGCGTTCATGCCGCCGTTGCCGCCGAGGACGATGAACGCCTTGTTGCCGAGGGCGATCGAAGCGGGGACGATCCAGCCAACCCCACCGACCACCACGGCGGCGTCGCGCACCGTCGCCAGCAACTGTTTCACCTTAAACTCACCGCGCAGGAACGCGGCGTTGCAGGGCGGCACGACCTCGCCCTCGATCCATTCCTGATCGCGTTTAACATCGGCAATAACGACGACCGCGAAGCCGCGCCGCTTCAAATCTCCGGCGATGTAATGTACATACTCGGGCAACGGGTTGCGCGCCTCGTTATCCCACTCAACCCTTCGCATCACCGGCCTGATGACAGCCAGTGGTGCCCCGCGCGTGTCGATCGGGCACGGGCCCATATCCGGGAGAGTCCAGTCAGGGTGCCGTGTGGCGGCCCGCGTCATGGGCAGTTTGCGTTCCATGGCGGCGAACACGCCGTGCTCCATTTCGAGGTGGCCGTAGCCGAGTGCCACCATCGGAATGTTCGTGGGCGTGGGCATGTAGCGACCACGCGGCTGCAGGCGCACATTCTTCATCTGCGTGCGCAATATCCGCTCGCTGTGAACGAAACGGACGTTGAGGTCTTCGTAGAATTCAGGCCAGGGCGTATCGAGGTAGATATCGCGCCGTTTCGCCGCGTCGGCGATCAGCGGACGCACATACAGACTATCGCCCAAACCCCAACAAGATCGAATCAGCAGCGGTCCTAGCGACTCTTCCGTTTCGCCGGCGCTTTTCTTGGTGCCGCCGCTGGCTTTGACGGCAATTCCGGCTCTGGGTCGAGTGGTGGCGGGTCCGCCGTCACCACCGTCTTTCTGACCTCGCTGATCGCGTACATGGCCAGCCCCGCGCGCACCAGGTCCGTTGCTCTGTATTCGGATGTCTCGAACTCCTGTCCGCGCTCGACATGACCTTCATGATCACCGTTGTACCAGGCGGTCATGGCTCTCATGAGGGGCATGGCCAGCTCCTACAGCAGTAACGTGCGCCGAGCGTTCTTTTTGAGATTATCGGCCTTCCATAAAGGGCGGAGGTTCGACAACGCCCAACAGGCTTTGAATTCGGGATCGTCAGGGCCGACAAACTTAAATGATGACCGTGGTTGAATGTGGTCTATGTGCCATTGCCCGCGGTTGGCCCAGGTCATCCCTGATAGAAATTGCCTTTCCAGATGGACCATCAACTCCGCGAGGGTATAGGAGACGAACGATTTCCAACTTCTGCCCTGTTTCTTTGTCCCTAATGCACGGTGCATCAGCACCTTCATGTGTGTATGCACTCCGAATGCCGGATCGGCCCTTCTCTTCGCCTTAGCCCATGCGTTGTTGTAGTCCTTACCTTCGCGCGTCGCATACTTGGCCATCGCGAATGCTCGCGCTTTCTCGGAATAGTGGTCTGGGGAACATTGGCGGAAGACCGTTGATGTTAGGGTTCCGCCGAGAGGCCAATCCCGGCGGAGCCCGATCTGTATATACTCCTACGCTACACGTAAGTTACTAATATTCAAGGCAAAGTTCCGTAGATAAATGCAGCGGGGCGGTAGCAACATAAAGCGAGCCTCTCCTCAGCCCTTATAGTCAAAAGATTCCGTACGAAATTGTCTTGATCTTCCGTACTGATCAGCACCTCGATCGACAGCCTGTCGAAGATCTGCGCGCCCAACCTAAACGCTCCGGTCAAGAAGTGGCTGACCGCCATGGCCGGCGTCTGCACGACGGGCAGCGTCCACAGTCGCGCTGAGATCTGGTTTTGCGGGTCACCGACGAGGTAGCGGTTCTGGCTGTCCTTGGTCAGTTCGATCTTGGCCCAGTCGGTCGGGTGCAAAACGAACCCGGTTGCCGGATAGAGCGCCAAGGTCGCCTGCAGCGCAGCCAGACGAAGCACGTCAATCGCCTGCGGGGCGGTTGGCGCGAAGGCGCCTGCATAGGCAGTAGCCTGGGGCACCAGACCGAGCAAATGTTGGCCTGTTCCGTCACCATAGAGCAGTTCAGTCTCCTCGACGTAGCCGAGACCGTAACGAAGACGACCGTCGATGTAAGACCGAAGCTGCACCACATCGTCCATGATCTGTCTGGAAGCCTTCATCCAATGCGCGATTGTGCGAACTGGGGTGCTCCTCAGGTCGAACGTGATGTTCGACTGGGGCTTCATCGCGCCTTCCGAAACCACCGCCGCGCCGGTTACCGCGGGATTGTCGGTCTCCACCGGATACTCAATGGCGTTGGATGTCGTGGACCCTGGTGTGATCAGATCGCGCACCACCAATTGGCGCATCGGCGGCATGATGATCGGCTGGCGGTCGGCGATGACCAAGGAGTTCGAAGGTGACACACCCGTGCCCCACGTCGGCGGTCCGCTGATGATGTCCTTCAGTTCAATGGTGACCCGCGCCTGGCCGTTCTTCTGCCCCAGCAACGCCTTGACCGCCTCGGCGTCTACGACATGCTCGCCTAAGCTCTTGTATTCCGGAGGCGCATCGAAACCACCGCGCCGCGCCACCTTCTGCTCGATGTCCGTCAGCCGCGCCGAGAGGGTGTTCATCTCACTCAGCGCCTTGTCGGCACTGACCTTGGTCTCGTCGGTCGCGAGCCCGAGATTCTTCATCTCGGTCTGGACCTTTTCCGCGAATGTCTTGACCTCGTCGGTCGCCTTCTTGAGGTCGACCGTCAGGTTCTTGAGTTCAATTTCAGTTGGTACGTCACCGCCATCTGGGGGCATGTCTATTCTCCGAATTTGAGGGAAAAGCCGGAGAGCAAGCGGCTGATGTCAGTAACCGCCGCTTTCCTGGCCGCGCTTGCTGCCGCGCTGTCTCCGCTCTCATCCCGAGGCATTGACTTGAAGACGAGTTCGGCGATCTCGTCAGCCTGCTTGCTGGAGAAGCCACGCCCGCCCTGCTCCACAGGGAGATGCAGCCACTTCTTCAACTCGCGCAGTCGGTCGAAGTGCATCAACGCCGCCGGTATGTCGTTCCCGGTGAGGTGACGATGAGCATCTTGCAAATGTCCCATGATCTGGGTTCGTTCGGCGGCGGTCGGCGCATCACCCCCGCCCATACAGTCGGCGCACATCTGATGCGCCGAGACGATGGAACCAGCAGCCGCCGTGGTGTTCGGCATCGTGAGCATCGACTTCACGCTGTCGATGCGCGCCGCCGGGTTCGCTGGGTCACCGACCAGGTCTACCGAGTACAGGTCGAGCCCGGTCAGCTTTCGCCGCGGTTCGCCGACCTTGGTCCCCTTGACGGAACCGCCCTCGCGCACCTTGAAGGCGATCGACATCGCTCCGATCGCGCCCTCTTTCAGCAGATCGTGGACGCGCTTGACGTCCGGGTGCTGCAGGCTGACCAGCTTGCCTTTGACGCGCAGGCCCTTCTCGTCCGGCTGCACATCGGTCCAGATGCCGACCGGATACGGGTCGCCACCGAGGAATGCGAAGCTGTGTTCGCCGAACATCGGCAGCACGCGACCGGCGGACTTCTGTTCCGCGAGCGTCGCGTCGAACGCCCCCGGCACGATCATGTCGCCATTCAGATCGATCACATTGAACACGGAGCCGTAACCGCCGATCTCGCCAACATCGCCAGAGTCCACGAACTTGAGTTCGGCGGAGAACGGCACGCGGAAGACTTCAGGCTGCGACATGGCGGCAGTCTCCTATGCGCCCGCCTGGGCTGCTGGAGGGCCCCGACCCGGCTGTTGGCCAGGGTCAGGCGGTGGAAACGGAGATGGTGTCACGGGCTGCTGCCCGAGGGTGTCGAGCGGCATGCGGCCGGAGGCCATGGTCAGCTTGTCGCCGCCCTCGAGAGGCGGGTCGTTGTTCTTCGAGCGCATTTCGTTCGGCGTGTTGATGCCGGCATCGACCAACGTCTTCATCATGTTCGCTCGCTTCTCGCTGTCGGTGCGCAGCAGGCTGTCAACATTGAACTCGCAATAATAAAGAATGCGCTGAGCCGGGGTCAGAACCGACCGCGTGATCTCCTGCTCGATGGCGCGCAGCCAGGGCCGTAGGCCATAGGTCAGGAACCACAGGTTCATCTGCTCCAGGCCGGTGCCCCAGGCAGTCGACTTGTCCATGTGTCCGACCATCACAGGCGAGACACCGAACCATCGACAGATCTGTTCGACTGAGTAAGCACGCGACGCGAGTAGCTGGGCGTCCTCGGGCTTCATGGTGATCTGGTCCAGAGACCAGCCCCCCTCGAGCAGCGGGACACGGCCAGCGGAAACCGAGCCGGTGAATTTCTCCATCCACGCGTCGCCGAAGCGTTCGCGTTGCGTATCGTTCAGGAACAGGGGCGCCTTCAAAACCATCGACGGCCGCATTGAATTTCTGAAGAAGCTCGCGGCGGACTTCTCGGCGGCTACGGCGATCCCGAGCGTCTCCCGCGCCTGCGAGATGGGCGACAGGCCCATGTAGCCGTCCATCGAGAAGCCCTTGACGTGGAAGATTTCGTCCTCGTTGTAGTCCCGGCGGACGTTCTGCCACGCGTAATGATACGTGAGCGATCCGTCAGTCTCCCGCGTCACCGTCAGGCGGTTGGGCAGCAGCGGCATCAACGCGACGACCGTGCCATCGGTCCGGCGGTCGATCGCCGCGTAGGCGTTCCCCCACAGCAACAGGCACGCCACCATGGCAGCCCAGAATGTCGTGGCAGTCATGTCCGCGTTCGGCTGGTCGTGCAGCAGGAAATAGAGCGGAATGTCCCGTATCAGCTTGCCGCGGCCGTCAGGCAGCTTCTGAAACGTCTGCGCCGGCAGCGTCGAGATGGTCGTCGCGATCAGCCGCACACAGGCCCAGACGGTGTCGATGCGCATCGCGCTCTCGATGGATATCGTCTCGCCGGCGTAGGTCTCCGATGCGCCGAAGTAGTGATACAGGCGAGGATCGTTCAAGCCGACCCCGCTGGCGATCGTCGAGACCGCCTTCAGCTTCAGCCATTTCCACACGGTCGCGCCTCAGGGCTTCTTCGGCTGAAGGATCGAGTAAACCTGCTGCGCCAGCACCGTCATCGAGATCGACTGCTGCAGGAGATCAGCCGTGGCGCGCAATGCCGCGATCTTGATGGATATATCGACTGGATCGTCCTTCAGGTGCGCGAGCAGGCCCGACTGCACGGAAGCGATCTCCTCGATGTGGAACGGATCAATCGGTTTGGGGATCGCGCTGTCGGGCATCGGCGGTCTCCTTTCCACGCCAGCACCACCAGCACTGGTTGGCGCGGCCGGCAGCCTCGCCGTCCGCCTCACTCCAGCGGTAGCCACGAGGTTTCAGACAGAACTGGCACAGCAAGGTGGCGTCATGATCGCATTGGGGCGGCGGATGGTAGCGCATGCAGGCGAGGCAAAGCTCAGCCGTCACTGGGGCCAACCGTCCCGGCAGTCTTGCGGAAGCCGGGACGGGAGCCATCCCGATCGGGTTGGGGAGGAAGCCCACCCAATCAGGCAGGGGGAGCGCCGGGTCTCGGAGGCGGCGGTGGCGGGGGGACAGGCGGCTGATCGTCGTCGGGATCATGCGGCTTCGTCGGGGCGTCAGATGTCATAGGAACCTCCAGGTTGAATCACAACACCGGCCGGGTCAGGAAGCCTTCCAATCCGGCGGTGTCATCGTCCATGCTTCGACCGATGGCCATGATGAGGGCCGTCGA